CCCCAGTCACGATACCACCATCAGTGCCGGTAGTCACACAATTAAGGTACAGTTAAAATCTTCATCTGGTACGAAGACGCTTGGACTCTCAGAATTTTTCTGTAGTCTTTCTGTTCAGGAGTTCTAATGCAAATCCAGTTTGCTCAATCTGTAAGTGGTTCGGCTACGTCATTGACCACTTCTTATGCTGATCTTTTGACAGTTCCGATCACGACTACCGGAAGTAGTGCTACTGTAGAACTATCGGCAGTGGTTGGATGTAGCAAGTCCAGCACAGGCAACGTCTATGCACAGCTACTGTGGGATGATGTTTCTAAAGCGGTAGGCACCATTTCACTGCCCGCTGATTATAGCGGGGTGGTTGTTGTCTCCTGCGTTTTGTCTGGGGTTGCCGCTGGTAGTCACACCGCTAAGGTGCAGTGTAAAATGAATACCTCTGGTGGTAGTGCCGGGGGAACAGATCAAGCTGCATCTCTTATCGTTAAGGAGCATTAAATGGATGTTTTGAGGATTTCTACTTCAATGTGTGCTCGTGGGCGTTTTCGTGCAGAAGTGCATACTGGTCATTTTTATAAAGATGGTGAGCTTGTAGAATTAGCTAAACCTACTCAACAGACTCCGTTCGGAAAGAATACTATTACTTTGTCTGGGATTGCTTATCTTTTAGACAACGGTTCTACTATTACTATGCAGGCAGGTGATGATAATACACCTCCTGCTGAGACTGATGTAGCATTAGGGCATCTTTTGGGTAGTACGACTAATCATGTCTCTACAAGTACTAGTAGAAATACTACACCTGATGTAGATGGAAACGTTACTTGGACGGCTACTTATCGTTATACATTTAATCCGGGAGCGCTAGGATCCGTTCCTGTAAATGTTGCAGAGGCGGGTATTAAATTAGATACTTCGTTTGTAGCTCATGGACTTTTAGTAGATGATACTGATACTCCTACTACTGTTTCAGTTGATCCAACTTTTGAGTACCTAGATTTAATCTGGGAACTTACTTTCTATGTCCCAGCTTCAGTCACTGGGACAGCTACTTTTTCAATTCTTGGTGTGGATACTTCTACGAATTGGGAAGTTCGTCCAGCTTTCTTTGGTAACACTGGTGGTAGTTATAACTATAAGGGATGGGCTGATGCTTCTGCTGGATATGTCCCAGGTTTTAGTAGTATTTGGACATCTCTTACTTATGATGGTACAGATGCAGCGACTCAAGTTCGAAGTACAAATGGTTTAGGCGCACTTACAAGTTCTCCCGCTAATGATAGTGGCCTTACTAATGCTCAAAGAGTTCCCACTTCTGCAATAAGGAATACTTACGTTACCGATTCAAAGGAACGTACAATGAAACTTGTATGGCTTCCGGACCGGGCTAATATCTCTGGAGGCATTCAATCGGTTTTAGTAAATTGTGCTTTCAGCCACTGGCAGATTAGCTATAGTCCTAAGTTAGCTAAAACATCTGACTATCAACTTAATCTTGAATTTAAGTTGACTCTCCATAACAAATGATTATCCTTCCAGATCAAGGTCTGATTTTTGTTGCAGTGCCTCGTACTGGTAGTCAATCTATTGCTTACTGGTTGCAGAAAAACTTTTACCTTCCAGGAAAAGGCTATCCAGCAACAAGAGAGCATCAGAAATTGGATGAACTTCAAACTACTGAGTTTGAGCATTTTAAATCTTTTTGCGTTATTAGAGATCCTTTAAGTAGACTTATATCTATTTGTGCTAGGTTTGACCCTAATTTTCATAGTAATCCTGTCCAAAGTATTCTAAAAAATCTTTTATCTCCACTTAATCGTTTTAATCTTCCGCAAACTATTCTAAGTGCTGGAGTTAAAACTAAGATTCCTTATGAAAAGTTCACCCAGATCCCAGATATTGTTGGAGATCTTGTGGGAGTAATGAATCTTCCAAAGATTCCCCACTATGATGCGGCATCTCCTGGAGGTTTGGTAGAAAATCTTTCTAATGATATAGTTGATCTGGTTAAGGCTCGCTATTTGGATGATTTTAAGTTATTGGAGTTATTAAATGCTTCCCCTTAATGAGCTGGCAGATCCATCGTATCCTAGTAGTTTTAAGTATCCTGTAAAGAGTATCTTGCCTGATGATATATTGCAAGATTGGGAGATGGCAGGTGTTGCTATTGGGGATACATCTCAAGGAATGCACTATCAACTTTGGCATGTAATGTTAGAGATTGATCCTGATACTACAATGGGATATATTTATTTGGAGGCCCCTAATACTCCACGATATCTATTAATGACTGGTTTAGGGATTAGTGAAATTAGTTTGGCTTTTGATCAGAATATGCATTTGTTTCTTGCATACAAACAAGCAGGCGCTTGTGTTATTTACTGGTGGGATCCTACTTTAGGAGCGATGACTACCACAAACTTAGGGGAAGGTATTAGCGATCCTCGGTGTTCTCTAGATGATAATCGAAATACTGATGTGCCTGGTAGTGATATTATTCTAGGCTATATTAAGGATAACAAACTTTACCATAGGCGTCAGCGGGATCGTTATCTTACTGAATTTTTATTAAAAGACCCTGTTCCAGAGAATCTTGTTTGCGTAGGAATGGGTGTTGACTGGCGATTTCAGTTTGGGTTGGGATATATTCTATGAGTACTTATGTAGCAGAGCAGAAACTTGTTGGCGAAGATATTACATTAGCAGTAGATTTTAACTCTCGTCTTGTTATTGGAGAGGTTGCTTTAACTTGTTCTGCTAATATTACGCTTTATTCTGGTACAAGTCATGACATGACTAGCATGCTTGTAGGGGCTGCTACAATTAGCAATAATATTGTTTCTCAAGTTATTTCTGGTGGACTTGCTGGGAATATTTATACTGTTTGGGTATCAGTTCGAACAACTGAGACTAATGTTCTTGTTAATGAAGTACGATTAGCTGTTATGCCTGATAGCTCAATTGATCCGCCTCCTGCCCCATGACAGTTAAACTAAATGCTCGCCTTTTAGAAGCATTCTCTGGTACTTTCCTTTCCGGAAGGTACGATGATGCGAAGCCTACTCCAGCCTTTCATCGAAAGGCTTGGGCACTTTATAGTAGCCCAAGTAAACAAGCTGGTGTTGTAGCTCCACGAGGTCATGCTAAGTCTACGGCTTTGACGTATGATTATATTTTAGCAGAGTGCTTGTTTAGAACTGCCCGTTATGTAATTTTGATTGGTAGTACTGAGGACAAGGCTGCTGAACAACTTTCGAATCTGTCTGAAGAGATTGAAACTAATGTTGACTTAAGGCGAGAGTTTGGAGTATCCGGCTTTGAGACTCAACAAAAGACGGAGATTATTGTTAAGTTCTCTGATGGTGGAAGGTTCCGAATTTTAGCTAGAGGTTCAGAACAGAAAATCCGTGGTGCTATGTGGAATGGCGCTCGTCCAGACTTAATAGTCTGTGATGATATGGAAGATGACGAGCAGGTTGAGAATAAAGACCGGCGTGCTAAGTTTCGCAGATGGTTCTTTCGTGCAGCAAAGCAAGCACTTTCAAGGCGTGGTAGGATTAGAGTGCATGGAACCATCCTTCATGAGGACTCCTTGCTTGCGCGCTTGATAAAGAATAAAACTTGGGACTTCCAATTTTACAAGGCTCATGAGAGTTATAATGATTTTTCAAACCTTTTGTGGCCTGAGCAGTGGACAGCGGAAGCTCTTAGGAATATTCAGTTGGAGTTTGAAGAAGATGGGGATAGTGCAGGCTACTCTCAGGAGTTCCTAAATACTCCACTAGACAATAATGAGTCATATTTGAAGAAAGAAAACTTTCTTCCTATGACTGATCGAGACAGGGAATCTGATAAGATTTACATTGTTGGAGCTGACTGGGCGATTAGCAAAAAAGACCATGCTAATCGGACGAGTTTTACTTGTGGTGGCAAGGACTCAAATAATATAGTACACATTGTTGGGCAAGTTGCTGGAAGGTGGGATAGTTCTGATATTATTGAAGAGCTGTTTGACTTCCATCAGCGGTGGAAACCAGTAGCTTGGTATGTTGAAAGTGGTCAGATTTGGTTAGGCTTGAAACCTTTCATCTTAAAAGAAATGCAAAGACGCGATGTTTGGATCAACTTTGTTGAACGCGTGCCTATTAAGGACAAAGGTATTCGGGGGCGATCCCTTCAGAAGCGCCATAAGAATGGTGGCATGAGATTTGACAAGGAAGCTTCTTGGTATCCAGGGTATGAGGCTGAGTTACTAACCTTCACTGGTGTGAGTGATGCTATTAAGGATGACCAGTTTGACTCGACAGCTTTAGTTAGTCTTGGTTTTGATGACTGGAGTGAGGTGAGTGATGAAGATTTTGTAAGTGATTTGGAGCTTGAGGAGTTGTGGGAAAGTAATAGAAGGCGTAGTACTAGTAGCCTTCGGCGATCTGCCGCTGGGTATTAGTTGTATTCATATTGTGAACGTAACTGGAGCATTGAAATGATTAAACCGCCAAGTGATAACCTTCGGAATCCTCGTCGGGGGAAGTCTAATCCAAACCGTAATGTTCAAGGGATTGCAGTAGGTGAGCCGAATCCTAATGGTGGCCCGATTCCTGGTCGTCGGCGTCCTGGGCAGGGTTTGCCAGTTCCTACTGGCCCTCTTAAAGGAAAACTTTCTCAGCGTAAACCACCAGTTGTGTTTGGTAAACTTGATGATCTAAGTCTTGGCGGTCCTATGGCTGGGCCGAGTGTAAAGTCCCCTCGTCGCAATCGCATTCCTAGGGTCTAACATGCTAAACCTTGAAAATCACATTAAGATCTCAAAGGAAGTAATTGCAAAGGCCAATCTTTGTGATTACTTTTCTCCTCAGGATCTTCGAGCTATCGGTGAGTGGTGCGCTGAGTGCTACGAAAGTGACAAGGCTTCCCGCCTGAATTGGCTCAGGCGGTCTGAGGCAGCTCTTGACTTAGCAATGCAGATGCAGGAAGAAAAGAGTTTTCCTTGGGCTGGGTGCTCTAACATTATCTTCCCGTTGGTAACGATTGCAGCTTTGCAATTTCATGCTCGAGCTTATCCAGTTATTGTTGGCGGGAAAGATATTGTTAGGTGTCAAACTTTTGGAGATGATCCAACTGGAGTCTCCAAGGATTTATCTGATCGTATTTCTAGTCATATGTCCTGGCAGTTGCTTAATCAGGATACTAATTGGGAAGAGGACGTTGATCGAAGCCTTCTGAATGTTGCAATTGTAGGTTGTGGGTTTAAGAAAACTTATTTCTCCCCTGAGAAATTGCACAACATTAGTGAGTTTGTTCCTGCAAAAGACTTAGTGTTTGACTACTGGGCTAAGTCAATTGATGAGGCTAAAACTAAGACTCACACTATTCCATACTCACGTAACGATATCTACACAGCAGTAAAGTCTGAACGATTCTATGATTGCTTGAATGAGTCTTGGTATGCAGCTAATAGTTCTCCAATCAGTGATCCTCAGCGATCTCACCAAGATGCTCGGGATGGTTTGACAGTTCCAAACCCAAGTGATAACACTCCGTTTATTTTGTGCGAGCAGCACTGTTGGTTGGATTTAGATGGTGATGGCTATGAGGAGCCTTACATTGTTACTTTTGAGGAGACTTCTCATTGTGTTCTTCGGATTGTCACTAGGTTTGATCGAATTGAGGATGTTGCTTTCAGTGCTTCCGGGGAGATTATAAAGATTACTCCCTGGGAATATTTTACGAAGATTCCCTTTATTCCTTCCCCAGATGGGAGCATAATGGATATAGGGTTCGGTACGCTACTTGGCCCGCTTAACGAAAGTGTTAATGCTGCAATTAACCAGTTGTTTGATGCTGGGACTTTGTCCAATACCGCAGGTGGTTTCTTGGGTAGGGGGGCAAAACTTAGGGGTGGTGTTTATGAGTTTTCGCCATTCTCTTGGCAACGAGTAGATTCAACTGGCGATGACTTGCGGAAGTCTATCTTCCCGCTTCCAGTTCGGGAGCCTAGCAATGTAATGTTCCAGCTCTTGGGTTTAATTATTGACTACTCTGGGAGGATTACGGGCGCAACTGAGATTAACGTTGGGGAGAATCCGGGGCAGAATACTCCGGCTGAAACTTCTCGCACAATGGCAGAGAATGGTCAGCGTATCTATACAGCAATCTTTAAAAGGATCTGGCGAGGGTTTAAGCAAGAGTTTAGGAAACTGTATAATCTCAACGCAGTATTTATGCCAATGCGAGTTCGGTATGGCACGAGTGGTGCGGTGATTACTCGGGATGATTATGCTGGGAGCGCGGCTATTATTGCTCCCGCAGCTGACCCGATGATTGCTAGTGTTGGTGAAAGATACGCAAAAGCTTTTGCAGTTAAACAATTGGCTAGTAACAACCCTGCTTATGATATTGACGCAGTTGAAGTGGATGTATTAAAAGCTCTTGGAGTCTCGGATGTTGAAAGGGTTTATAAGGGTGCGGCTAATGCCCCGCCACCCCAGCCAGATATCAGGTTGCAGATTCAACAGATGAAGACTCAGCTTGCTACGCAAGAGCTTGAGTTCAAGAAGCAAAGCTTCGTCATGAGCTTGCAGAACCAAGCAAGGCTTAACGAAGCTAAGATTTCTGAAATCCAAGCTCAGGTGTTTAAGATCTATGAAGATGGGAAGTCCGTGGCAGGAAGCCAGCGGATTGAGGCTTTCCGGGCTTATATGGAAATGCTTAGGGAGCAAAACAAAAGTCTGGACAACCAGATACAGTCAATGGTGGAGTTAGGAAATGCTCAACTTGAGTCCCGAGGAATCTCGGCAGGTATTCCTGGAATGGAAACAGCATCCAGTGACACAGGAGGTTTTGGAAATCTTGGCCAAACGAATCCAGGAGCATCAAGCTCTATGGGCTTCGGGGAACCTTGATTCTTCTTTTAGTGCTGAATACATTGCAAGAAACTCAGCTGCAAAGGGTTATGTGAATGCTTGTCAGGATGTTCTAAACATTTCTTTTGAGGATATTACTAGTGAATGAGTCAGGAGTAAAACCGTTAGGTAGAGCAGTTTTAGTAAAACCTTACACTCCCGAACGCCGCGAGGGTTTGATTGTAATTCCAGAGGAAGCTTTGGAACGGGATCAGATGGTTGAACAAAGGGCTGTTGTTGTGGAAGTTGGTCCGCACGCTTGGATGGATGAGCCTTGCCCTCGGGCTAAGGTGGGTGATAAGGTGTTGATGTCAAAGTTTGCTGGTTATATGGTTAAAGGTACGGCAGACGGAGCGCAGTATCGGCTTGTAAATGACCGAGATATTTTCGCAGCTATTGAAGTGGAGGCATGATGGACACTGAGCTTGAAATTGAAGATCGCGCACGACAGATGGGCTGGGTTCCACTTGAGCAGTTTAAGGGTTCTGAGGATAAGTGGGTAGACGCGGAAACTTTTGTTGAACGCGGGGAACAGGTTTTGCCTATCCTTCGGGCAAACAATCATCGGCTGCACAATGACCTATTGACATTGCAAACCCAAAATGGTACGCTTCAACAGGAGCTAACAGCTACGCGAACAATTGTTCGAGGGCTTGAGAAGAGTTTTAATGAATCACTACAACGGCAATTAGCCGAACAACGCGCACAACTGAAAGCGAGTCTTAAGGAAGCGGTTGAAGATAGAGACATTGATCGAGAGCTGGAAGTTCGGGAGCAGCTGGGTGACCTTGCTACTGCTGAGCAAGAAGCTAAGAGAAAGCAGTTAGAAGTCTCTAAATCCGTTGAGCCTGTTACTACAGATCCCACCAAGCCTAACCTTTCGCCAGAGTTTAATGCTTGGCAAGCAGTTAATCCTTGGTATGGGGTGGATAGAAAAAAGACTAAGGCTGTTCTTCGTGCTGCGGAGGACTTACGAGATGATGGAGATACATCTGTTGGTCTTGAGTTCATGAATAAGGCTCTTGCAATTGTTGCGGCTGCGGCTGGGGAAGGCACGGAAGTTAGTTCGGTGGATAAAGTTTCTAGCGGAAGTTCTCGAAATGGCGCTCGTGCTGTTGGCAAGTCTTATGCAGCTTTACCCGCAGAGGCAAAGGCTGCGTGTGAGGAAGATTTAGCAAACTTTGTTGGTGAGGGTAAGTTGTTTAAAACTGAGAAAGATTGGCGAGATTACTACGCCAAAACCTATTTTGGAGAAGGCTAATGGCTGAAGTTAATCCTGCAAACAATTCTAAAGTGAGTAGTATTCCGGAAAACTACATTCCAATGAGTGCCCCGATTCAGCGACTACAGGTTCCTGAAAAGGTTGGGTTTGTTCGTTACTGGTTCCGTGGCGATCCTGGGAGGATTGCTAGGGCTCAACAAGCTGGATACCGTTTCGTCTTACCCGAAGAAGTTAGTGTTAACAACTTTGATGTAGCAGGTAATTCCAAGACTTCAGGAAGTACTGATCTCGGATCACGAGTAAGTGTTATTAGTGGTGACGAGGCTGGCTTCGATGGGCAGCCTAATCGGTTGTACCTCATGGAGATTCCCAAGGAACTCTATGAGCATGGACAGAAGATTCTTGAACAGCGCAATGAGAGTATTGCCGAAGAATTACGCTCTGGCCTGATTGGTTCTGATAGTGAGAGTTCTCAAGATAAGTCGGTACGTTATGCAAAGACAGGTGTTCCAGACCTTTTTAATCCTAACAAAATTCGGAGACGATAATGGCAAACGCTAATCGCCCTACCGGCTTATCACCTGTTCGCAGTCTTTCTGGAACTTTTGATGGCCAGGTAAATATCTATTCCATCGCTGCGAACTACGCGACTGCCGTAGCTATCGGTGATGTTGTAAAGTTGGCAGCTTCCCCCGGTGCAAGTGGGGATGGTTACGCTAATATTGAAATCTCTGCTTCGAACGCTAGCCATCTTGGTGTTGTAGTTGGCTTGGGCCGGAGTCCTACGGTGTTGGCTAATTGGGCAAACTTAGATTCAACGGTTCGTCCTGCTAGTGACCCTAGTGTTTGGTATGCAGCTGTGGCAGATGATGCTCGCACGCTTTTTGAGGTGCAGGCGAACACTATTGCAGCTTCCAATGTTGGCGCTAATTGTGATCTTGTTCCTGGCGCTAACAATGGGTATGTGAGTGGGGCAACCGTGACTAGCACAGTCACGAACAATGACTTCAAGATTGTCTCGCTGGTAAATCGTATTGATAATGCCGTAGGTGCTTACGCTAAGGTTATTGTCAAATTCCTCAAGCATGCCTTAATCTAAGGAGAACTCACTATGGCAGGTGTAATTAATACTGGTAGTCATCCTAAGCTCTTGTGGCCTGGGATTCGCGCTACTTGGGGACAGATGTATGATACGCATAGCCCTGAGTATTCAGATCTCTATGACGTGTTATCGTCTAATCGTGCTTACGAGCAGGATGTGCAGATCACTGGGTTTGGCCTGGCTCCGGTTAAGGGACAGGGTGCTGGTGTTGCATATGATTCTGAGATGCAGGGTTGGATCACTACCTATGCGCATATTGCCTACGGCCTCGGCTATATTGTTACGTTCGAGGAACTGCAGGATAATATGTATAAGGATGTGAGTACTCGTCGTGCAAAGGCGAACGCTTTCTCGATGAATCAAACTGTTGATAACGTGGCGGCATTCTTGTATAACAATGCCTTTAGCACAACGTACTATGCAACTCCGGATGGTAAGGCGCTGATTGCTAACGATCATGTTAATCCAAGTGGCGGTACGTTCAGCAATGCCCTGACTCCTGGCGCAGACTTGAGTGAGGCGGCACTTGAGGATATTTGTATTCAGATCATGAATGCAACTCAAGATCGAGGTCTCCGTATTGCAGTAATGCCGCAGTCGTTGCATATTGCTAGTTCGGAGTTTTTCAACGCTAATCGGATTCTTAAGAGTGTGTTGCAGGCCGGCACTGGGAACAATGCTATTAATGTTCTCAAGGCTACTAATGCCTTCCCGAAGGGCATTATGCTGAATCACTACTTCACGAATCCTAACGCGTGGTTCGTCCGCACGAACATTCCTAACGGGATGCAGTTCTTCTGGCGCAATCGTCCTAGCTTTGATCAGGACAATGACTTCGATACGAAGAATGCGAAGGCGGCTAGCTACATGCGGTTCTCTGTGGGCTGTACCGATCCTCGTGGCATCTATGGGTCTAACCCGCCGTAAGATCGGTCGTGGATGGTAGGGAGTAGGAATGCTCCCTACCATTCACATTGTGAATACACCTAACCATCATCAAGAAGAGGTTTATAAGATGGCTACTCCGACTCGCTTCCCTGGCGGCTTAACTAATGCAAGCCCTACTGCTGTACTTGCAAACCTTGGGCAGCTTGATCCTACCAAGTTTATCACGTACTTTGATGACTTCCTCACTCCAGTTATTTCAACAGGCATTGTTTCTGTAGCTGGAGAAGGTGGTCAAGTTACTGTTGCTACCACGAAACAGGTTGGCACTACTAGTGCTAGCTTTAAGTTATCTACTACTAAGCAATTTTTCTTTAAGTGTCGGGCTTCGCTAGCAGCCGTTGCTCAAACTCTTGCAGTTGGTTTTTCTGATAACTTTGCTAGCCATGCTCATGGAGTTTGCATCAGTATTACTGGTACAACCCTAACCCTGAAAATTGATGGGACAACTTCCACAGCAACAATTTCTACAACTAACGACGTAATGTTCGAGCTTGGCTTGAGCTATAACTCTCGAGATGGTGTGGTGGTTTATCTTGATGATTCTCCTGTGCTTCGCGCTTCACCTACTGCGTTTGACACTAATCTGTCTTTGGCAGGTGCTTACGTTTCAGGGACTACAGCAACTGTTGATTATGTCTTTGCTGCTGTAGAGCGCTAACCTACCCAGCCCGGCGCTTGTCCCCAGTGCCGGGCTTTTGGAGAATTAAATGGCTACCACAAAAGTTTTGCTTAACGGTACCCGTAATTATGTCGTGCAAATCACTGGTACTGGTGGTGACTCAGCAGTTAATATCTTTGATGTTGCAACTGTAACGCCGGAGTGCGCTGAGGTCAGGATTCAGAAGTGTTACTATGATGTTGCAGGTAGTGCTGGGCTTGTCACGCTCCTTTGGGAAGCTACAGCTAATACTACTGCCTTGACAATTAGTACTGGCAGCGGTCAAACTCTTGACTTTCACGATGTTGGGGGGTTAGTAAACAACGCTGGAGCAGGCAAGACTGGTGACTTGCTTTTGACTAGTACTGCAACGACACCTTACACAGTGACTCTATGGCTTAAGAAAGTTCGTACAGTGTCTTGAGGTGACGCATGGCTATTACTTCAAATACTGTCTACGGCATCATTAATGATGCAATGCACGATGCGGGATTTTTAGAAGAGGGTGAAGATCCTAACAGTGAACAGCTATCCTCAAACTTCCGTCGACTGAATGACATTATTAACCTCTGGCAAACCCAGGGGTTAAAGCTTTTCTTGCTTGAAGAACTTACTATTACCTTGGTAGCTGGGACAAGTACTTACTCAATTGGCCCCGGCAAGACTATTAACATGGTTAAGCCTTCGAGGATTCTTGATGCTTATGTTAAGACTCCCGACAATGTAAAGCGGCCGTTAATTGCTATCTCGTGGAAAGACTGGAACTTACTTCCTACTGTAAGTGATGGGACGATAACATCTTACTTTGTAAACAAGCTCTCTGATTACCTAGAGGTTCGCTTCTGGAATACTCCTAGCACTTCAGAAGCATTGAACACTGTAGTCGCCTTAATTCAAAGGGAGGTTGTTAATCCTATCAACCTGCAAGATGACATGGACTTCCCGCAGGAGTGGCGGATTGCCTTGCGTTGGGGTTTAGCTGATGATATTTGTAGTGGGCAGCCGGCTGCTATTATGGATCGTTGCGCTCAACGGGCTGCAATCTATAGGGATGCCTTAGAATCTTGGGATGTTGAGGATGCTTCAACTAGCTTTGCTCCGGATCGTAGGAGTGGCTACCACGCAGCTGGGAGATTTGTCTAATGGCTAACCCTCAGGCTACGCAACAGTGGGAAAGTGTAACCCTTCCACCACGGCTCCCCTTAGTAATCATCCAGTCAAACCGGGATGGTACTATAAACAAAGATGCTCGATTGGTTAATTGCTATCTTGAGGCAACCCAGGAAGGGGAGGCTAATATCTTTAAACGTCCAGGAATTACACAGACAAGTGTTGTGTCAGCTAATGAAGTTGGAAATGGTGTGTTTTTCTGGAATGGGGATGTTTACTCTGTTTTTGGTAGTGTCTTTTACAGGAATGGTACGGCAGTTAGTGGTGTGGATAACACTGGTGGGGTGTATAGGTTTATTTCTATTCTTGGGGCAACGCCAAAGCTGGTGTTTGGTAATGGCAAAAAGGCTTATGCTTATGATACTGTTGGTGGGCTATCCTCTGATTTACATACTATTGATGCAGACTACCCAACCACTACAGTAAAAGGTCTTGCCTATTTAAATGGCCCTGTCTATGTTATGCAGCCTGAGGCAGTTATCTGGGGTAGTGCTATTAACTCAGTATCTGTCGCGGGTGACTGGGATCCGTTGAACTATCTCCGTGCTCAAATCGAGCCTGATGGTGGAGTGTTTCTTGCTAAGCAGCTTGTTTATGTAGTGGCTCTGAAAAAGTGGACGGTTGAATACTTCTTTGATGCCGGCCAGCCTACAGGCAGTCCCTTGCAGTCAGTGCAAGGTATGAAGGTTAACTATGGCTGTGCTAGTGCGGACAGTGTTCGTGCTATTAATGACGTTCTATTCTTTCTTTCAACAGATCAGAACGCTTCCTTACAAGTTTCCCAGCTTGACAGAGGCGCACACTCTGTTGTTTCAACTCCTGCTGTTGACAGATTGCTTTGTGATATTAATACTTCAGTTGTGTTCTCTTGGACGTTTAAGATCAATGGACACAGTTTTTATGTGTTGACTTTTAAGCAGTCTAATCTAACTTTAGTGTATGACGTAAATCAGCAATTGTGGTATCAGTGGACTACAAGTAGTGGAAATTATCTACCCTTCGTAGACTGTACCTATGATGCTAGTGGGGAACACGTTTTACAACATGAAACTAATGGAGCGTTATATACTATCAGCAGCACAGATTATAAAGATGATAGTAATCCAATTGTTGTAGACATTATCACTCCTAGCTTTGATGCCCAAACCTTTCGCAGAAAGCATCTCAATATGCTGAAGTTTGTGGGGGACAGAGTTCCTGGAAGCGTTCTTCAAGTAAGGAAAACTGATGACGATTATCAAACTTGGAGTAATTTTAGGCGGGTTGATCTCAACCTTAAAGTCCCGAAACTTATTAATTGCGGAACCTTTGTTCGACGAGCTTATCATTTGCGGCATACTGCTAACACTCCTTTTAGGATTCGGGCACTAGATGCCCAATATGACGTGGGGACGTTATGAGTGTTGAGACTGATCCTCTACCACCAGTGCCTGAGCATACCCCGATCCTTCGTGGTGATATGGCTAAGTTCAACCCAGGAGATCTTGTTCATGCAGTTTGGGCTAGGTGGTTAGGGGCATTGCGAGAGAAGATTAATGTTCTAAATGCCTCATTAGTTTCACTTGGTGAAGTAACTGGAGTTGGAATAGTTACGAAAAATGGTGATGCTTGGGCAGCCAGAACTCTAACCGGCACAGCTGGAGAGATTGACGTTGCTGGCGGGGATGGGACAAGTGACCCGACAGTTTCTCTAGCTGATTCGGGAGTTACGGCTGGGACACTTCTTGGCGGTTTAGCTACGCCAGTTTTAACTGTTGATACCAAGGGACGTATTACTGGAGCTGCTGCGATGGATTATACTTCTGTAGCTACAGCTGGTGCAAGTCCTACTGGTTTCCTAAAGATTAATGTTAAGGTTAGTGGTACGGCAATAGATGTTTATATTCCATACTATCCAGCTGTTTAGGAGACCGGCAGGTGACTACATATGACACGAAGAAGATCTTGAGTGAGTTATCCAAGAATGAACTAAAGGATATCGTTAAGCTTGCGATTAAGGAATGGCTGGATGAGCAGGCTCTGATATTTGGAAAAATGTCCCTTAAGTGGTTGTTCAGAGCTGGGGCAGCTGCCTTGTTGTTTTTTATCTTAATCGCACAAGGTTGGGTGCATAAATGAGTGATTCGCTTACTATGCATCTGGGGACTACTCCAGAGTTTCTTGAGGGTGTTGCTAACTCTCCAGAAGTTTTCCCTCATGTGACTATGGATGGGGTAGATAAGATTGACCTGTCTACAGTTTGGAACGATTGTATTTCTGTAGAGTTTCCAACTGGAGGATTTTTGTTTCATAGGCAAGCGCCGGGCGTGTATGAAGTTCATACTATGTTTAAACCAAAGTCTATTGATGCCTACAAAGCCGCTTGTATGGCAGCTGATTATATGTTTAGTAATGATGCAACCCTTATTTTAACACAAGTTCCTATCGGTAATGCGCCTGCTAGGAAGCTAACAGTTTTAATGGGATTTACTAAGTTCGCCGAGGGTAATATCCAACGGAATGGTAAATCTTTAACATCTGAATACTTTGAATTACCTAAGCACGTCTGGAGGAAATCACAATGCCAGTAGCCGGTGCAGTCATTGGTCTTGGCACTTCTATTTATAGTGCAAGCCAGGCGAAGAAACAACAAAAGAAAGCTCAAGAGTTTGCTCAACAGCAGATGGAGCAAATGGATCCCTTTGGAAAATATCGAGATCAATATGCTCAGAGGCTAAATGCCTTTATGAGTGACCCTAGCTATTTAGAGAACACCGCTGCATACAAAATGCGGCTTCAGGCGGCTAATAGATCAATGGCAGCCCAGGGATATACAGGGTCTGGGAATGGTACTATGGCAGCGGCTGAGGCAGCTGCTATGGCTTATCAGCAAGAGTTTGATAATCTAGCTATGCTTTCTGGCGCTACTAATGGGCAAGCTGCTCGGGCTAGTGCCTACGGGACAGCCGCTGGTGCGATGGGGCAAGCTAATGATAATTATCTTGGGGGCCTAGCTGGAGTGGCGAACAATCTAACTAACACTGCCACTATCTTTGGTAACTCGTATGGGAAGGATGGCAGCGCGACTACAAGTATTGGTAGTTTTAATGCTCCTGTAGCTGCGGGTAGTATGCCAACTGTTGGGCCTTATTAAGGAAGCGCTATGTCTTATGATCTCTCCACTATTGGCTTGAAGGGTATTGAGGCTGCGCAGAACACTTTAAACTCGATTGCTAATCGCTCGGCGCTAGAAGTTCAAACTGCAACAGCTCAGCACAAGTTAGATGATGAATTGCAAGAAGAATCCATTGCCCAGCGAGC